GGATAGAGAAGGCTGAACTAATAGCGGTTGATTTAGATGAAGAAACCTAAATATATTAAGAGATTACCGAAAATCAAGTATTATAAGTGGCAAGATGAGGTATTAGCGACAAAAGGCAACTTAATCCTAAGAAGTGGACGACAAGTAGGTAAAAGTGAGGTGATTAGTGAGAAAGCCGCAAGATACGCACTAAAGAACAAAAATAAGACAGTTATGGTTATAGCATTTGTAGAGAAACAAGCATTACTTATATTCTCCAAAATACTTAATAAAATATATAGAGAATACCCTAAGGCAATCTTAATGGGTGAAAACAAACCCACTAAACACACAATATTTCTAAAAAACGGCACTGAAATATATTGTTACGCCGCAGGGGAAACAGGATATGGGATTATGGGTTATACAATAGACCTCTTAATAGCAGATGAGGCGGCTTTTATTAATGAGGAAGTTTGGAACTCAGTAATACCAACACTCGCAGCTACTCAGGGAGATGTGTGGCTCTTATCAACCCCGAAATTGATGGAAGGGTTTTATTATGATTGCTTTGAAGACCCCACTTATTCCAAGTTCCATGAGTCATCCGAAGACTGCCCGCATATCACTAAAGAGTTCCTTGAAGATAAGAAGCGAAGATTCACAAAGGCTCAATATGCTCAAATGTATCTCGGGGAGTTCGTCGATAATTTTAATAGGATTTATTCAGATGAATGGATAAAAAAAGTTTTTACTCTCCCAGTCCCGGACTCAACACCCGGGGGGGCGCCTCTTTCGTCCCCCATTGCTGGGGGAGACTTATACTTAGGAGTAGATATTGCAGGGATGGGAGATGCCGAAAGCGCATTTGAAGGAGTCGCACGACAAGGGAATAATGTCAATCAGATTCATCACGAAGTAACAACAAAGACACACACGATGGAAACAGAGAATAAGATAATAGACCTTAATGCGAGAATTGATTGGACTATGAATGGGATTGATGACGGCGGGATGGGGACACCAATCTTAGACCACCTCTTAGAAAATGACAATTTAAAAAATAAGATTATAGGGTTGAACAACGCAAAGAGAGTTGTGGATAGTGATGAGAGGACAAAGATGCTCTATAAGGAGGCTATGTATTATAATATGCTTGCGATGGGTGAGAGGGGGGAGTTGCATTTGTATGATTGCGATGAGATTAAAGCAAGCCTTAGATGTATTATGATTGAGGAGAACGGCAAAATTGGCGGGGTTTACGACCATATAGCGAATGCACTTATGAGGGCGTGTTGGCTCGCAAAAGCGAAACCTTTAAATTTCAAAGTATACTCCATTAAAGTATGAATATAGAGGTGCTTGATGCAGAGGTAGCGAAATTGAATTTTACTAAGGAAGAAGAGTTTAAAGTCAAACAAACAAATGAACTTATCCTTATGATTGACAAACTAAGAAGGGATATGATATTGATATAATGGCAGCAACTCTCGCAACCGACGCACAGATACTCCTATCAATCGGAGCAAACGCAAGCGCAGCGCAGATACTTAATACTAATACTGATATAGGGGGGGGGAGGGCGGAGGCAGATAGGGAGAGAGCATCGGGAGATAACGTGGGACTCGTAGAAAACTACGCGGGCATAACCGCCGCACTCAAACAATGGTTAGCAGGGATATGTGCGGACAGAGCAGCATGGAGAGCAATCAACCAAGACCAAAATATATGGCAATTAGCAACTACCCAATCAAAACTAAATGTACTGAATGCAACGTGGAAAGGATTTCTGTCTGACCTAACAAAGAATAAGGCAGACATCATTGCAGACTTGAATTTATAATGCCACTCGACCAAGACTTAACAGCAGTAACAACAACAAGCCCCGTATTAGTTAGTTTTGACTCAACGGACTTCGCAGACGGAACACAAGTTGTTAATTTCAACGGAGCAAGCACAAAACAAGACACAACAATAACTTATATTTTAACGAGGGACGCCATTTATTCTAATGACATAGACACAGGGAGTGCAGCAGTAACAACAGCAAACGCAATAAGATTAGACTTAGATTTTGATTTAAGCACTTTCAATCTTCCTAAAAGAATAAGGGGGACGGCTATTGTGGAGGCAAGTTTATCGGCAACAAAAAACGCTACGAGTATGGCTTATTATTATATTGCTAAAATTAAGAAGAACGATGTAGTAATAGGGCAAGCACAATCAGAGACAAACTCCGTAGCCTCAGACACGAAGTATGAGACCATGACAGTTAAAATCCCAATCACCACAATTCAGAACTTCAAGAAGTCGGACATACTCAGATTAACTATGGAAGTGTGGGCTGGGACAGCGTCGGGGAGTGGTTCAGTCTCATTATTCCACGACCCTAAAAACAGAACAGTAGCAACATCACTAACAACTCAATTAAAAGTAGACGTTCCTTTCGTCCTCGATTTATAATGGGAGACTTTGCTTTAAACTCGTCGATTGTAAGCGACATGACCAATAGGGTCGACGACGCAATGATTGCACAACACGATACAGACGGCGAGAATGGGATGGAGCAAAGGTGGCCGAATAAAGATTGGACGAAGTGGTTTGGGATTTATGACGATATACCCGAGGTTAAGATTGCCTTCGATATGCGTGCTATTTGGACAATCGGGAATGGGTTTGAGGCCGACACGAGAACGACTATTATTTTGGACGCTATTGATGGGAATGGGTTAGATACCTTCGACTCTATCTTAAAAAATTTGTTTGTTGTTAAAAGGATTAATGGGGATTCTTTCGCTGAGATAATAAGGAAAGACAACGGAGAACTCCTTAATTTAAAACCACTTAACCCCGGGAATATGGTGTCGGTTTATTCAGACAAAGGGCGTATCGACCATTACGAATATCAGATATATAAAAAGGACTCTAATGGCAGGAATGAGAAGTCGGGGTTTATGAAGTTCAAACCCAAGAAAATTCTTCACTTCACTAATAAGAGAATAGCCGACGAACTACACGGCAAAAGCGACATCAACGCACTCCAAAAAATAATCATAGCAAACACCGAGTCCTTCGATGACATGCGAAAACTAATGCACCGATTCGTTAAGCCGATGTTTAAGTTTACTTATGAGACCGATGATATGGTTGAGGTTGAGAAGAATGTTGTTAAGATGGATAATGCAGTTAATCTCGGAGAAAACATACATCTACCAAAGGGGACGATGTCCCAAGAACTCATTTCGGTTCCGGCAAATGCTACCCTTAACCCTATGCCGTGGAGAGACCACCTAAGAAACTACTTCTTTCAGGTTGTTGGCATACCTCAGATTATCCTTGGTTCGAGTGGGGAGTTCACCGAGTCGACGGCAAAGATAGCATACCTCGCCTTTGAGCAGTCTGTTAAGGACGAGCAGAAGTTTATTCAGAATCAATTATGGAGACAAGTTGGGATTAAGGTTAAATTCGTGTTCCCAGCCTCTCTAAAGAACGAACTACTAAGCGATGAGGCAAAGGATGGGGCAAGTAATAAGGTGGCTCAACCTAACGAACTAATAGCCGGGAGGGGTGCATAATGCCAAAAGTCAAAAGGCCAAAGAGTAACTTATCACCTTCTCAAAATTTGGCGATACAAGAAGGCCGCGTCCCAATTTTTAGCCCGGGGCAAATAGCAAGTATGGGAGGGGGAACATTTCAAGGGCCAGTCCCCTTAGGAGCAGACGTAGAAGAATTTAGAAAAAGAGGGGTTCTTGTGCCGAAAGGGGCGGAGACTGGGCAAGCTATTAGCTCCCAAACATTCGCCGGCATAAGTTTGGCAGATAGGCAAGAGTTAGCAGACGCAAGGGCGAGACAGGCCGGAATAGAGCCAAGACTACTCGAGCCCGAAAGTGGAGCATTTAGCGCAAGAAGGGCGGCCGAAATAGCGGCTGGGTTAACTGGCTTAGAGCCATCGGCATTTTTAGAACAAATCGAGGCGGCCGAGGCAAAGCTCGCACCTTCACAATTACAACAAGAACTACTCGACGCAGAGGGGAACGTCGTGGCTCCCGAGTTGGTGGGGGGTAGATTAGAGGCCGTAATTGGAAAACCGGAAGGAAGGCCGGACGCAGTCGAAG